GAGGATGAGAGAATCTTCTCTTCTCTTAGAAATTAATTCACCTCTTGTAGCATCTTTTGTAATTTTCTTTCCAGTCATAATATCAGGCATTTCACCAGATGTTCCAAACTTTCTTTTATTTCTAATTGTTGCTTTACCATAAGTTGAAGCACCTGCTTCATACTTTGCCTCTGGTATGACATCCTCTTTTGTCACACCCGCCTTTGCTCTTTCCTTTTCAGCAACACTTTTAATCACCATCTTTAACTTATTCTTTAGGGAATAAGGATTTTCTTTTTTCTTTTCTTTTCCAAATGCTGCCATCTGACCTGATGGTTTACCTGATCCTCTAGTGATTCCATATGCCATTCCTTCAGAAGTATCTGTAGTATGTTGCTTGTCTGGTTCGTTCTTTGCTAAATTTTTCTTTTTCTGTTTATCTGATATCTTTGGTCCACCCATCGGGTCACCATACTCATCTCTTTCAACTTGCTCCTTTTTTACGCAGTTTGGATACCTCTTACCAAACATTGTCTTCATACCTTTCTTTTCATATCCCTTCCAACATTTTTCTGAGAATTGTTGGAATGAAATACCAGTTGGTTCAAACTCTTCTTTCTTACTACTATTACCCCAATTTGCAGCACCGACTTTACGACACTTAACTAATGCACCTGATGCATACGCACTCGGCCATACAGAATATCTTGACTTAACCTTATGATAACAGGCATCTTTAGAACCACTACCCTTACCTTTCTTATCTGCTTCAGTAAGTTCCATTTCATTTCTCCAATCAGAAGATTCTTTTTTCATTTTCTTTTTCCTTGGACTATCAGTTGATACGTATGTTGGTTTTGCAGCACCAGATTTTTGTTGTTGGCCAGGATCTGCCTTTTTCTTACGACGTGCAGCAGATAATCTTTCTGTCTTTGTCATACTTGCTCTTTTTGAGGACGATACACATTTAGGTGTTCCTTCACCAGGTTCATCACTCGCACAGGTTCCACCTGTGACTACGTTGACCCAACCACCTTTACCATCTTTAGATTTAGAACCTTTGAACCATTTATGTAATGTTCCCTCACTCATTCCTCCTCCATTACCACCACCGTTTCCACCATTGCCACTGCCATTTCCGTTACCACCATTACCATTAGCATTACTGCCATTGCTACCATTACCATTCTTTCCATTACTCTTTTTACTATCATCATCAGGTTCTAATAAACCTCTACCACCTACATGATATCCACGAGGAATAGGTTTACACTTCTTATCAGTGTAACAATAATAGTATCCAGATTTACACTTTTTCATTCTTAGGGTTCGATGCCTCTTTATTATTTAGAATTCCTTGCTTCAGCATTTTTGACAACTCAGATGTTGAACCAACAAACAAGGCATTATTTGTGACATTATTTGTAGTTTTATTTGCATCTTCTTCAACTTCTTTAACTTTTTTCTGTAAGTCCATAAGTTTGTCAGTCGTATCTGCCACTGATTTAATTAATTGACCTGCAACTTCATATGCCCTTGGACTCGCAGTTTCACCAGCAACTTCCATAATTCCATTAATTGCTTCCTGTCCTTTTTCGATTAATGAATATAAATTACCTCTTGTGTAATCATAATCTTTACTGATATCATGATTTTCAACTTTTTTAAGTTGACCCTTCTTAGCAACAACATCTTCAGGTGTAGGTACAACTTCAGAGTTGATATTTAAAGTTTTGTCAATAGATTTGAAATTATCCATTAGATATCAGTTTGCCTTGTAGGACTGTAAGATTTAGAATCAGAAAAGAATGAAGTTGTTTCACTAAATCCAAAATCATCATCTGGTCCAGCATCCACTGGGTCAGGTGTTACAGTGTATCTGACTTCTCGTTTTGCATTTCGAACGTCAGTATCAGCAGCATAATCAACTTGAACTTTCTTGATAAGACCTTCAGAGGACTCTGCAACAGGACCAAATAGATAGGTCTTTGCCGTAAATCCTAATGTATATATTAGTGCTCTTCTTGTTGAAAAATCTCCCTCATAATCGTCTTGAAAATTAATACTGTCTAAAACAATTGGTATATCTCTTTTTTCTCCAATGGATTTAACTAAATCAACTGTAAGATTGAATGATGGTTGAAAATATGGTAATATCTGTTCAATAATTTGTAGAGCATCATCATTTAATTTTGCAAGTATATTTAATTCAAATCCAATATTATATGGAACTGGCATAAAAACTTTTTTTACATTATTACCATCTGATGCTTTAAATGTTTGAGTAATTCCAGTTTTTCTTGATGAATCATATGAAACATTATTCATCTCAAAAGACATTCGAGGAAGAGTGATTCCGACTGGTTTATTTAAATCTGCTTGTTGTTCGAGTCTTGCTAAGAATTTTTGTGAAGGTCCGTATGCCAAGGGAACTTTTAATTCACTATAAGTATTACCTGATTTATCATCATGTCGAATACTAATAGCATTAAACAAGGTGCCAAAAGAAACAATTGTCTTTCGAATTATTTCATGATAGTAATAAGTTCCTAACATTAGAATGTACCAAATGGATTATTTTCTGAAAAATCGATGATATCATCTGCTTCTGTTTCGATTTCATCACTTTTATCATATTTATCAGCAAATTCTGCTGATTCTACAAAATCAACAGTATATTGTGCGGATGATGCAGATCCAACTATAATATCACCAGCAACAAAAGTACCGTTTGTTGTTCCTAATTTTAATGTATTCGTTGTCACATTCCAAGATTTAACTCTTGCTGTTGCATTAGAAACTGAACCTGTAACAACCTCATTAAATTGATATGTTCCAATACCTGTTATTACTGGTGGAGGAGAAACCGTGGCAATTCCAGTACCACTTGTGTATCCAATACCTGCATCGGATATGAGAACTTGTGTAACGGTATTGCTTGTGGTATCAATTAAAACTCTACCTGTAGCAGTTCCTATTCCAGATATGGGACTGTTGAAGAATAAGGTTGGTGCAGTAGCATATCCACTACCACTTGATGCAATACTAATATTTCTAACACCCACAGAATCTGTTACTAATGTTGCAGTTGCTGCAGCACCGACACCATAAGTTGTTGATCCAACACCCAATATTGTAGAAGCAGCACTTACAATTGTGACAGTTGGTGCTACAGTATATCCAGATCCTGCATTTGTTAATAATATTTCTTTGACAGAATTTACACCATTGATAGACGTTGTGATTGCCACTGCAGTAGCATTAGTTCCTCCTGCAGGTGCAGTGCTAATCTCAACAGTAGGAACTTTATCATAATCATATCCATCCTCATTCAAAAATATATTTCGAATATATCCAGTTGCAGTGGTTACACCTAATGTTGCTGTTGAACCAATTGATATAAGTTTTAGAGATGTAATATAACCTTGATCAACAAGAGCATCATCAATTTCCTCAGTTGTTGTGCTAAGTTGATCCCATCCACCCACTTCGTCTTCAAGTTCAAAGAGTTCACATCTAAGTTCATAAACGTAATTTTTACCTAACTGATAAAAAGGTTTTTCGTGTTCAACAAATTTAATTTCAAAAAGTCTTCCACCTAATGGAAAGAATATTAAGTCTCCTTCATTCGGTCTACTTGTAACTTCTATCTCATCTTCAGGTAAAGACTCTAAAAATGGGGAAATAAAATCTTCGAATCTTTCTTTGGATATTGTAACTATAAGTTCATCTTTTAAACTCATACCAAATTTAGTCATAATATCACCAGCTCCACCATACCCATCAAATGTGTTTACGTATGCTTCAATTGAAAAATTATCACCAAATCTAGAAGATTGAACCTCTGTAAATATATTATCCTTTTTAACTATTCTTCGAGGTAAATATTTTACCTCAACACCATAAATTTTTAACTGTTCATTGATTAAATCTTGAACGAGTCTTTGTTCACTTTGTGATCCTTGTAAGAAAAAGGGATTTAATGCCATTATAATTAACCTATAAAATCAAGAGGTGGTAATTCATACTCGGAAATAAGTCTTTCTCTAATACTTTCTAGTTCTCTCTCTGCATCATCATATATCTGTCTTCCATTCATTTCTAAACCACCTGGCAATTTAACACCTTGGAATTTAATTAAATTTTGACCCCACTGTCTTTTTATTAATGATGTGAGATATAATTTTAAGAAACTGTCATTATAAACACCAGTAAAGTTATCAGGATCTAAAATTCGATCACATTGAATCACTAAAAATGTTCCTGCATCTTGTGCAGCCCAATCAATATCTAGATACAATCTATTTTGTCTCTTATTAAATCTTATTTGTTTATCTGTTGTAAGTAAATGATCAATATCCTCAAGATATCTTTTTGTCATAGAATATTGTAAAAGATTAACAGAATTGAAATAATATAGATCATTTAAAAATAACTGATACTTAATACTAAACATTCCACCAGATATTGAACTTGTATCAAATTTAAATATTCTATCAATTCCAACAACTGAATCTGGAACCTGTATGAAGTTTGATGTTTCGTAAAAATTAGAAGTAACAGTTCCTAAACCACTTACACTTGTTGAATTCCCAGTAGTTGTGACGATTCCAACTCCAGACGTTCCCGATGCCTTTCCACGATCTATATCTTCTTGAGTTAATTCATACTTAAGATACATTCTCTCAATACCATCAAAATGTCTTTCTCCAAACAATTGAAGAGCATCATCAATTAGATCATCTGCTTGATCATCATCCACGTTGATCTCTAAAACTGGTGCACCTAATTTGCGAAAACAGTAATCAATCAATTCTTGTCTAGTACTTGGTTTAGCCATTAAAATACACCTCCATCTATAAGTGCTGCGGTTAATGTTCCTTCAACAAATACATTTTGCGTAAATGTTGCAATTCCACTGAAAGTAGAAACACCTGAAGTTACAACAAGTCCTCCATTCGTGATTCTTACACCTGTTTGTGCTGTTATAATACCAACTGAGTCTACGTTTGTTACATCCTCATATGATAATGTTCCACCAATAGAAACCATTTCAGCTGTAATATCCTGAACAGTTATACTTGGTGTACCACTTAATCCTCCAGCAGTTCCAGTTGTGTTTTGATTACCATCTGTATTTACACCAGGTAAATCTATGTTTGTAGTGCCATCAAAACTTACACCACCTATAGCTCTTGCGTTTGCTAGTGACGTTGCAGTTCCTGCATTACCATCTAAAGAACCTTTAAATGTAGTGGCACTTAATATTCCAGTGGATGGATTATATGTAAATCCACTATCAACCTCTAACTCCTGAGCTACCTGATTACCATCACCATCCACGAAGACAGGGAATACTGTTTCATCAGTAGTACTATTATTCTTCATGAATGAGAATACTGACAAAGTAGCAGTTGTTGCATTACCACTAAATGTTGTGGCACTTACAATTCCTGCATTACCATAAACAGTTACACCAGTTCCAATCTGTAAATCTCCTTGAGGACTAATTGTTCCAATACCAACTGAACCATCTTCTGTGATACGAAGTTTTTCACTGAAAGAATTTTCACCATCTCTTGATTGAAATACAAGAGTAGATTTATAGTTATTAGAACTATTAAGAACAGAAATATCAAAAATTGCTGCAGCAGCGTTAGCATTATGTGTTTGTAATCTTAATCCTGCAAATGAATTATTTAAACTAGCATCATTTCTTGCACTTACTATCGGTGTAATAGCTGTTGTTGGTGAATATTGAGTACTAACGGTTTTCTTCAAACCCAAATCACCATTAATATCGGTATTGCCGAGTGTGGTAATACCAGATATTGATAAATCAGTTCCGACAATTTTACTTACGTCAATATCTGGAGAACCAGTTAAACCTCTTGCAGAAGTTGCAATTCCACTTAAGGTTCCTGAAAATGTAGTAGCAGTAACAATACCATTGAAAAACGCATCACCTTCTTTTCTAAAGATGATAGTATTTCCAGCAGGATTTCTAATAAAAACATCATCATTAAATTTTGAACCTTGAAATGTTGTAAAACCTGTAAAAGATGCTTGTCCATTAGATTCAAGTAGGATGCTAGATCCGATTGAAACATTTCCATTAAAAGTTGATATGCCAGTCGCATCAATATTTCCATTAAAAGTTGATATACCAGTAACATCCAATTGTGTTACAGAAGCAATACCACCTATAACATTTTTAGAACTAAATGACTCAACAGAACCACCACCCGCACTGGATAGTATTTTTACTGCATCTGCTTGTCCAACTCTTACTTTTATTGGCATTATCGAGTTACTCCCTCCCTCAAGAGAACTGATCCTTCAATTACTCTTGTTTTAACGTTTCCTGAATCCGTTATTACAATATCATACACATATCGACCTGGTTTTGGTACAGATGAGGCTGCGGCTGACAAAGATATTAATATCTTTCCCTGTGCTGCATCACTTACAGCAGTTGTAAAATCATTTTTCGAAGAACTTCCAGCATGTTTCCTAAATTGAGCTGAGACTGTAAAATTAGTTAAATCTAATGGTCCCGAATCATCACTCTCTACCAAATCAAATGTTTGACTAAAATCTGATCCTGCATTGATAACTAAATTCGAAACATATACGGCTGCCATCTACTTAAAATAATATTTTCTAATTATATTTATGTCTTATTATTGCCATCAACTATTATTTTCAATAATGCCTTTATTTCATCAATGTCTTTTCTCATATCAGAAATTTCACGTCTTTGATTTTTTCTTAGTTCAACAGATTTAACATACTGATCATATCCAACATCATCACAATTTATAATTGCACCTGTTTTTTCATCTCTGAATAAATGTGGATGTCCTTCAACTTTAATCATTATTTAACGGCAATTGCTCTTAAATCTTTAATTCTGGGTGATTGAGCTTGGTTTGTTCCAGACATTACAATTTTTATGGTGAATCCTGTAAACTCAGGTAAATTATCAACAGTAAATTGATATTCCTTGAATTCATTACTTCCACTTGGTGTAACTATTATATCGGATCTACCATCGTTTTTAGATTCATCAGTTACAATAAAACCATCATTATCTGTTTTGGTTGTATTTTTAAAACCAGGAAATAATTCAAATGATTGTTCGATTTCACTCGAATCTGATCTAATTAATTTATAAAGAACTCTAAAGTCTGATGATTCTGGTCTAAATGCACTTAATAAAACTTTTATTGAAGTTGCTGGTTTTTTCAATAAAACTGTGTTTGAAACATAAATTGCATAGTGAGGATCGTCAGTTAATGAATTAACACGTCCATCAGTATCATAAGCGTTTAAACTAATCGGTCTATTCAACCTATTACTTATAAACTCAGTTTCAGAACCACTAGTTAATCTTATCATAGGAGATATATTTTCATCACTAGAACTTAAATTAAGAATAGTTGTAAATGATTTATTTAATGGTAAACCACTTAAGTATTGATTTTCGTTTACCTTAGATGCAACTAATTTAACTTTATCAAATGAGTTAATATTATTAATTTGAACATTTTCAAATCCTTCATCCGCAAATGATGTTTCATTTCCACTTACACTTGTACCAGAAACACTTCTAATTGATGCTTCTATGCCTGTCACAGATCCATTGACACCAGTAGGAGTCAATACATCATATCGTGGAACTATGGCACTATAGAGTATGTTTTGAGTTGCTTTTACATTTGATCCACCTAAAAATGCATCATTTGTAAATGATAATTGAGGAGCAGTGGCAGTATCAACAGATCTATTTTTTCCATTTGTTGACCTATCAAATGTTACATGGTAATCATCAAGATCTATTGGAGTTGTTAATGAAAGACCTGTTCCATCGGATGTTTCTAATCTTCTTATAGACACACCAGAAATCTCATACTTTCTAACTATAGAATTTGGTGTGTGATCTATTACAATTGTACCATCAACACCTCTTTGACTATTTCCGATATTTAATACACCTGTTCCAACAGATTCATATCCTATAATTTCACTTCCTATTTTAACGTATCCTGTATTTGCAGCACCCACTGCTATTCCTTCAAAATTTGCAAATTGAGATGTTGATGCAACACTGATAACTGATGTTTCGGTTTTACTCAATTGTGCATTTATCACAGTTGGTTCTACATCAGACTCGATATCACTTAATTTTACTTTATTTGATGTAGAGTACATTCCATGATTAAATTGATCAACAAACATTACATTACCTGCATGTAATCCACCATCAAATGTGACTCCATTAGTACGAATCTCACCTGTAGCACCCATTGCCACAGCAGTTCCATCATCATCAAAATACTTAATTTGAGTGCCATTTTGGAATCCATTTGAAGTATTATCCGCTTGAACATTATTTAAGAATAATGTATCAATACCATTAATACTTGTGATTGTTATTTCAGCACCATTTCCTTGATTTCCAGCACTACTTGTGACAATACCAACAACGTCTCCAACCTGATACCCATTTCCTCTTGAAATTAAAGTTCCGTTTATACTTGATACTGCACCATTTGTTGCTGTTATATCTAATCTTAAACCAGAACCTTTACCAGTTATTGCAAATGTTTCAACATCAGAGTCACTTATATAATTAGTTCCACCTGTAGTAATACCAACTGCTAATGCAGAACATCCAACACCCGTAATCACTGCGGTGCTTGTGTTTTGACCTCCACAAATTTTTCTACCTGCTACAAGTTTATTACCAATGGTTGTATCTTGGTTTGTAGTTATACCAATTGATCCTGTTTTTGAAAGAGTGAAAAGAGGATTGTTTATTAATTCAGTTCCATAACCATTACTTTCATCCAAATCAGGGTTATTAAAGAATACTGAACCTGATTGTGATGTGAACTTAGCTTTATATAATTTAAAGGTAATATCTTGATGTTGATCCTCTGTCCAAAGAGCACCATTTTGTGACTTAAATATGGCACCTGCACCATACTGTGTTGAGTA